ATGCCTAAAATTCTGCATATTTTAAGAACCGAATACGCTAGCGAATACGCTACCGAATACGCTATGAGCAACAGAGGTCAGTGGTCAAAACCCAAAATATACGACGCTGGAGGGGATATTACCAAGCGTTGGTACGTCTATTTTTCCTATCGAGATCCACAAACGGGGAAAATGGTAAGACAAAACCCCATATACCTTGGGGTAAACAAAGCTTTCAAAACACTCGCCGAACGATACGCCAATATAAAGAGGGTGCGTGCTATCGTGGAACAAAAACTCATCAATGGATACAATCCTTATAAGGACAAATATTCAGAAAACAAAATCATCTCCATACACGATGCTTTTTCCCACGCCTTAGACAATGCCAAGGCCACCATGAAAGAAAGCTCTTTCAAAAACCACCAATACCGTATCCGTACATTTGAGAAGTGGCTCGAACAAAACAACTTCACTGGGCGAGCTGTCACTGCCATTACCAAAAAAACCGCTACCAATTTCCTTAATGCTATCCTGCTGAAGACAAGCCCCAAGAACCGCAATAACACCCGCGCTTCCCTATCCATCCTATTCAAGTTCTTGGAGGATAACCAATATATTACCAACAACTTTATCACCTCCATTCCTGTCCTCAAGGCCAACCCACACCGCAATAAAACCTATACCCAAACCCAAGAAGACACCATTTTTGAGTATATAGAACAAAATGACCCGCTCCTATTGCGATTCATCAAGTTCATCAGCTATAACTTCCTCCGACCTATCGAGGTCTGCCGCCTACAAGTCAAAGACATAGACTTAGAAGGCAAGCGCCTAATGGTCGAAGCCAAGAACCAAGCACGAAAAACCAAAATCATTCCCGAAATACTCCTCACAGAACTCCTATACCTCAAGGGTGCCAACCCCAACCATTTCCTTTTTGCCCCTGAGGGCTTAGGCCCTTGGGACACCTCCGAAATGAACAAAAGAGATTACTGGAGCAAAAGATTCAAAAAAGTCAAAGAACATTTTTCCCTTGGGGAGGACTACGGACTCTACTCCTTCCGACATACCTTTATTACCAAGCTATACCGCAAGCTCCGTGAGCAGTACCCACCCTTTGAGACCAAAAGCCGCCTGATGCTCATCACAGGACATACCACCATTACAGCCCTTGACAAGTACCTCCGAGACATCGACGCCGAACTCCCAGAGGACTACTCCCAACTCATTAGTGATTAGTGGTTAGTGATTAGTGATTAGTCACTCGTCACTCGTCACTCGTCATTAGTCACTAAAGAAGGTCACTACCAAGTAACATAGGTGTCCACAATCGCCTGCTGTTCCGTAGAGGTTTTTCTCAGGTAAATACGCGTGGTCTCTATATTATCATGACCCATAAGGTCAGCCAAAAGAGAAATATCGTTGAATGCCTCCAAAAAATTCTTGGCAAATAGGTGTCTAAAAGAGTGCGGATAGACTACCTTAAGGTTCAGCCCATACTTCTTTGCACTACGCTTAAGCTGCTCTCCTATTGCCCTGGGAGTAACTCGCTCCTGAGAGAACATATTCTTAAAGATATACCCCGATACCCTACCCCCCTCGGCAAACCATTCCATCGCCTCCTCTCTAAGATTCTTAGGTATGAAAAGCCGACGAACTTTCCCGCCTTTGGAGTACAAATCAAAATACCCTATCCGTACATGCTCTATCTTCAGTTGTACAAGTTCGCTGATCCGCGCTCCTGTCGCCGCTAAAAAGCGAACCGAAAAATACGTGCGAAAATCCTTGTCCTCCTTTAGTTTTTCCTTGAAAAAAAGATAATCCGCCATGCTGATCACATTCTCCAAATAGGTACGCTGTTGCACCTTCACCCCCTTGAGCTTGAACCGTGACTTACCGATATAATCTAAGTATTTGTTAATCGCCAAAATACGCAATTGCGCCGTCTTGGCATTAAATTCGTCTATAAGATAGGACTTATAACTCAAAAGATTGTTCTTATTCACACTCTTAAAGCGCTGCCTATAATCTTTAACCGCAAAAAGATAGGCCTTAACTGAGTTCTTGGACAAATTCTGCTCCACAAGATACTCCTTATATTTCTCTATATTGAATTCTTCTGTCATAATCGTATTTTTTTTATTATCCCAGTGATTAGTCGTCATTAGTCACTCGTCATTAGTCATTAGTCACTTGTCATTAGTCACTAATTATTGTATTCCTCGTAAAACGCCTCGATCTCCTCCAGGTGCTTCTGTGTAATAAACGACAGCGACAGCATCCGAGAGCAGACGAACCTAACCAACTTCTTTTCCTCCTCGTCAAAGTAGGACAAATCCTCCAACATATCTGGAAAGCTAAACAGCTTCTCCTGTATGTCCTCCGATTCGGCAATCTTGTTGGCCACTTCACAGAGCCAGCCAGAGAGCTTTATCCCCAGCGGCTCATTTAGCGGACGGGGTAGTTTGTTATCCTGTCTCATAGCACTGCCCTCCTTTCTTTTTGAGTTTGGTAAGCAAAATAAGACACATAAGCATGTATCACAGCAAGGGGTAACGAAGAATTAGAAGTCGTCCCCGCAGAAGTGGAGACATGCCACTGCCCGTCACGATAGGCAAGCAAGCAGTTACACGCGGTTTCCTTAAGCAAGCAGTGGAAACAATCCTGAGCCACGACATCCACCACCGCAGGATCGTCCGCAGGTTCGTAATCATTGAGGGTTTTCTTGCAGCCCGAAACACTTTGAAGAAATAGCCGATCCGTGCGACCAGCTCCCCACGATATAGCCTTGGCTACATGGTGAGAGGTTTGAGGTTTGAACATAGTATAAAAAATAAAAAAGCGTGAGTAGGTGCTGTTCAAACCTTGCCGGATATATCCGCAAATTTTGCTATATATTACTATATAGCTACACCCTCACGCTGTGAGTATTCGAAAATCTTTATGTGATATGCGGACACAAAAAAGCCGCAAAGTTTGAACGCTGCAAAAGTACAACTTTTTTCTATATACACATACCTTTCAAAAGTTATTTTTTTGTTAATCTTCGTTTTCCTTATTTTGTTCTATTCTTCCTTGTATAGTAGCGAGAGGAATTATACCTATAATAGAGAGAATAACAGAGGGATAAAAAAGAAAATCAGGGTTCTCCATATCTAAAAGATATCTAATAAACATAAAAAGGAGACCTACTATCCCTATTACCCCCAACAAACAGCCAACAGAACCAAAAGTAGCCGATTTCTCATCTTGTTCTTCTTTCTTTTTCCTTCTTTCTATCCGTTCCTTCTCTTTTTCTTCTCTTATTCTAATATCTTCTTCAAGAGTATATCCATCACTAAGGATCAATTCTTTTTCTTCATCTAACAAAGTTTTTCCGTCGTCTCCAATCACCTCTACCCCTTCTATCAGTAAGGATTTATCTTTTAGATAATTAGTTTTCATTATATATTTTTTCTTTGTTAAGAATATATTTATTGTACAACGAGATTCACTAACTTTTTTTATACGAGCTTCTACTGCATAATCTTCATTTCGCAGGTAATTTATGATTTTCGAAGAGTTCTCTTTATTGAGTTCCCCAATTTTTATAGCACCAACTTTATATACCTCAACAATCTCATTGGAAATTTTTAGAAAAACAAGTTCATATTCGTCCAAATCTTCAAGTCCTTCCTTATTTAATTTGGTCAAAAAACAAGTGATTTCAGGATCTTGATCTTCTCCTACGAGACTCCAAAAAATATATTTGTCATAATTGGTAATATAATCTCCTAAAAAAACAGGATCAGGCGCTACAAAATCCTTATTCTTCTTAAAAACCTCTATAATAACAACCACAGCAAGCTTTATTCTTTCCTTTATATAATGCTTTTTGAGTGATGTTTTTATATAGAATTTATCAGGATCTTTTAAATATGGTAATAGCACTTCTGCATCTTCAGAAAATAATTCTCCTATTATTCCCAAATTACTTTTTACCAAAATTTCATCATACCCATTAGAATTAACTGAAAGCTCCAAATACAAGGGCTGACCAGGATACAATTTTTCTATGAAAGTTTGATACTTATCATATCCTTTTAAAGTTACATCTAAAATAGTTTCTAATTCCATGATCTATACTTATTTAAAGTTTATTTTATTAATTTTGAAGCAGTTATGCAATACTTATCAACAATGACATAATCCGTCATAAAAGTACGACTTTTTTAAAAACTATAAAATATTTTTTTTATTTTTTTATACCATAATATAATAGGTATCAATCGTGCATTGTCTTTTTAGACAATAGTAGCCACCTGCAAGCAAAGGGACAACTTTGGAAAATTATTTTTTCACCCTCTAACCACTAACAACTAATCACTAACCACTAACCACTAACCACTAAAAAAGCCCCCATTGCTGAGGGCTTCAGGTGTTAAATTAAATTCAGTCAATGACTACTGAATGCTGTTTGCGGCGCGGCGAATACGTTCGGATATATCCAGCAACGCCCCTTGTAGTTGTATCTTTTCGGCTTCACTAAAGCCTCCCTCCCCACCATTGCCATCGCGACCATGGAGCTTGTTGTATATCCAAGAGGAAGACTTGCCAAAATAATCGTGTGCGATTTGTCGCCAAGAGACATCTATTGAGATGTCGTCCAATTGTTGCATCATCGTGATACGTTCCTGTTTTTGTACTGTTATTGCCATAGTATGAATATTTGTTGAAAGTAAGCCCCCCGCGGGGGGCTTGTTGTTAGTCTCTGTCGAGTAGGTCGCCCAAAAGCTCCTGAATGTAACGAATCAGTGATCTTGATCCGTTTGGGTAAGCCTTTTTGTAATTGCGAATGGCTTGTATAAGCTCCCACTCTTTGTCTGTAAGCTCGTGGCTTTCTGTTTCTTGTTCTGTCATAAACTATCATTTAATTTAACACTGCAAAGATACTGCGAATATTCGCAATATCCAAATTTTTCCCAAGTTTTTTTACTGCCAAATGTGTTAAAGTTTCCCTCCCCCCCCCACTAACAACTAACAACTAATCACTAACCACTAACACGTCAAGAACGTATCCTCCCAGTCTGCGGGATTAACCACCAGCGGCGCCTTGGTCTTAAAATGCACCTCCACATCCACCCCGTACAAGTGTGCTTGTGGCTCCTCTATGGGGAAAATACGTGTCAAGTCTTTTTCAAAGGCGCCATATAGGAAATGATCCCGCTGGTGACTGTCCCATCGGATGCGCGCCAAGAGCTGCAAGGCGATACGCTCCGCTTGGTCTATCTTCTCCTGCTGCCCCTCAAAATCATCGTGCGGCGCATCGGCAAAGACGATACTAAAGACGAGCTTACGACGCCCCAAGGTGTTCAGCTCGCCCCCGTCCAAGCCCAACTCATAATCATAGATCGCCAAGAATGGAGAGGCGATCCCAGCAAAGCTACTTTGCTTCTCTATAATCTCACGGGAGAAATACCCCACGTGCTCCTGTATCATCACATGCTTATCGGCCAAGTGATGAAAATAATCCTTCAACTGCTTATACATCGTTTTTTTTTAAATTTTCCTCTTTTTGCTCAAAACCCCGATTTTTTTTTCCTACATTTCCTACAAAACCTACAAAAAACATAAGTTACTGAAAATCAAGATAAATATTTTTTCAAAGGGGTTTTTTAGCGTTAATTTTCCTTAAATTCTTGTAGGAAAACCGCTTTTCATTTTCCTACACTTTCCTACAACTTCCTCATTTTCCTACAAATCCTACGCCTTTTCCTACGCTTTTTTAGGGTTAAGTAACTGATTTATAAGTAAATAACCCCTTGTAGGAAATGTAGGAAAAAAAAACAGCACTTTTTAGCGCAAAAGTGTATTTTTCAAAAAAAAAATGCACTTTTCCTCTCTTACCCCCTCCCCCCACTAACCACTAATCACTAATCACTATTCACTAATCACTATTCACTAAAAGTAGAGTCCCGACTTCTTCGCCACAGGCTCCCTAAGCACCAGCGGCTCACCTTGGTAGCACGGGAACAGCGCAGGGTGTGCCTTTATATATTGTAATAGCAAGTCCCTATATCCCTGCGCCCGCTCCAGGAATCCTTCCTTAAGGGCTTTTAGCTGGGTGTCGCTCAGCAGCATGGACTTCTGCCAAGGCAGCTGCTCCCATTGCAGCACGATTCCCGAAGTGGTATAGGTAAGCCCCTGCATAAAGACAGCATCGGCCAAGGTGTAGTAGCCCACGATCTTTTTCAGCAGCGCAAGCGCCGTCTCGTCCCCGCGTATATCCGAGAGCACACAGGGCGACAGCTGCGGGGCTATGTACAATTCCCATATATCCCGCATCAGGGGCAACAGCCGCAAGAAGATCTCGTACGAATCCCCTATGGAATACAGCGCCGACAGCTCCCGCGGACTACCAAAGAGCGACCCCGCCACCTCACGGGCAAAGGGTAACTCGGCACCAAGGGAACTCGTGGAGAGGAGCGCCACAGCACCATTCAGCGCATGATCCCCTATGCGTACCGCGTTCAGCCCATAGTCTCGCACGTCCCACCAGGGCGAGCGCTCCATCTTATTATCTTGGTACGCATTGGCGCCTGTACTGGACAGGTGCATCTTCACGAAAGGAATACTATAAGCAATGGCATAGTTGGCCACAGCCTTTTTCACCCCCTCGTATATCTCCGCTTTGCGTGGCATAACAAAGGAATCATCCGAGAGCTTCTCCCAGATCACCTCCCCTACCAGCGGACGAACCCGCTCACTAATGGCTGTATCTATGTACGGCCTAAGGATCTGTATATCCAAATACTTGGACACATGGATATACGCCTTAATCTCTTCAATTCGTTCAAACATATCCTTTTTTTACTACAAAAATAAAAGCCCTTCCCCACTTGGGAAAGGACTTGTCACTATAAGCAAGTCTAACTAATTTACAATTACCTGCTGCCCATTGGGGTTCTTGTCCAAGGTTGTAAGGTTGATATTTGGGAAATTGCCGTATAGGCTCTCGTCCCAGCCGTTCCAGTCCCTTATCCGCTCGAATATCTCCAAGGTACGCAATCGCTTGATCGGCATACGAGTGGAGAGGATCGTATAGGCTTCCCGCTTGTCCGAGCCGCTCCCGCTGAGGTTCTTCCCCCCTGGGATACCCGCCCCGAGCAAACAAGGATCTACCCCCATCGGGAAAAGTATCTCCGAGTTCCCCGCGCTGGCATCGGGTAGGAAGTTGCCGTCTTTTATTTTGTCATCTATGGGCACCACTTCTATACCTCGTATCAGGTTCCCAGAGCTGTCCCGAAAGAAAGGCGATAGGAAGGAGCGCCCCGCCGCCTTATTCCCACTCATATGCTCGTCTATCGCCTTAATGGTCTTCTGCCGCTCTTGTTCCTTCTGCACATCGCTCATCTCCTGCCATTCGTTGCGGCCAAACTTATGAGAGAAAAAGTCGTCGGCCACATAGATAACAAACTTTAGGTTTAGTTGGTTTTCAAACATGTACTTCTTGAACGTCGGCACCGAGAGCACCACATCCACCCAGCCATTGGCAAAGGAGCTATGCCATTTCACCTTGGGGTAATTCTTCTCTGTGGTAAGGGTACGCATCACTGGCACGATGAATTTGTCTACCTTCTTCTCCTTGCAGTATGCCTTAAGGCTCTCCACCGAATGCATATCCGAGTAAAAAGGCACTTCCTCTGTCAGCTCCTCGTCCAAGGTACTCCCCCACGAGGTATTGATATACACCTTATCCACATAGCCCTTGTCCTTGGGTACGCCCAATCTGCAATGAGCTGCTTGCTGCCGCTTTATGGATACGATCTTGTCCCTATTGGGCGAAAGCAAATACTCCACAAAAGCAATCCCGTAGGTTTCAAAGTCTTCTACGATCTCGGACAGGGTAATATCCCAGCGACAAGCCTTAAAAAACTGGTTCAGCTCAGGGAAAGAGTTACGTGCGCGTTCCCTGGTTACAATTCCTTCTTCTGTCTCCACGTCTTGATAAAGGCGGAATCCCAACCCATAATGAGCCGAGATCAGCACCTCCAGCCCGCCTATGGCCGCCCCTGTCTTATTGAGCTTTTCGGTCAGCTGCTGCGGGTAAAGGTTATCATCCCCCCACACGGAGTACTTATCCGTATCGGATAAGTCTTTTTTAGCCTTGGGCGCAGTAAGCCCTTTCTTATTATCAAAGAGCACAGCCGCCCCACTCTTAGAGAGTATATACAAATTGTTATCTATTTTTTCCATCTCTATTTTGTTAAAGCATCTATTATTTCTTTTTCATGCTCTGATAGTTCCCATTCAATAACATCCACTGCTGCTTTGATTTCTGCTGCTTTGATCTCTGCTGCTACCGCATGAGTTGTCAAATATCCTGAACCAAATATGCCCTTTTTATATTTCTTTTGACTTTCCAATCCTCTACAAAAAGCCAAGTCTTTTTCCTTTATCTTTATACTTACACCCTTTTCTACAAGAGAAGCAATTCGTGATACAGTAACCACATTTTCTGGATATTTGTATTTAGGGAACGATACATGCTCTTTCTTTTGTATAGTCTCTATTCTTTTTTTTAGATCTGGTGCTCCTATGATCTTATAATCTCCCATCATATTAGTAACAAAGGAAGTTTTTACCCTCGCCCCATTTTCATAGGTTATATCTGCAATAGTAACTATTGCTGTATATTTTTGATTCGTGCTAAAAATGGTTAGGTGTGGCGCAAATAGGAAATATTTCACTCCTTTCTCATTATAAAATCTTATAATTTGTGATATTATTGAAAAAGGAGGATTATCTACTACTACTATTTGTTTTGTATATGTTACTCTTTCATAGTCTCCCCCTGGATAAAAAGGCCTTATTACTTCCAAACCTTCTATATCACATGTTTCTTTTACATAGTTTAGGACTTCTTCATATACATTTGCAGGAGTATAACAATCATCTGTTGTTTTTTTAGGCTTAAATTTCTCCACAAATGCTTCATATTCTTCACTCATAATATGTTTTTAAAAATCATTCAATAAACTACTTCTTTCCCATTAAATGCCACTATAAAAAGGATAATAATTTTCTTCTTTGTGCCGTCTGCAAGTTTAATATTTCGTGTCTTATTCTCCCAGTGTTTAGGGTTTTTCTCAAAGTCTTTTTTACCCTTGGGCTGTTGCATTAGGGTAGCATTATGGTATATCAGGAGTTTCCCACCAAACCCATTTTGTTGGTTATACGTACGCACTGCCAAGGAAAAGGGTATCGGCTTTTTCTCTGCATCCAATTTTCGCATCTCTGCCAAAGCATCCTTTAAAAATATCTTTTCTACCATGCTGCAAAGGTCTGCAATCTATCAGGATATATAAAGGACACGCCCCAAGAGCGCAAAAAGCAGGTTTTTTTGTCATTATTTTTATCTTACTCTTTTGTCTATCAAAATATTACCCCCTTAAAAATAAAAATTGCTTTCATCACGTGCAAAAAAAGCCCATCGCCGCCTTAATCTTTTTTACGATTTGAATTTTAAAAATCGGAGTGAAATATGAATGAGCCTCTGCTGCCGTTCTTGCGCTAAAAAAAACAGCCTCTTTTTTTATTAAGAAAAGTTTAACCGTTTGAAAGAGTAAAAAAATATTATTTTTCATTGCGCATTAAAAAATAATACGTATTTTTGCAGTGTCAAAAAGAAAGAAGTATAACAAGTAAAATTTAAAAAAATGAGAACTATTACAATTAAAGACATCTATAATGATGTAAGTTATATCAACCCAAGTGTATCTACCATTAGTTCAATGGGTGATTATATAGAAGAAAGCAGTAGGCAAGTTGCCCAATCAGTGAGAAATAGAATATCAGAATACTTGCCACAAAACACATTAGCTCATAAGATCATCACTGAGAACTTAAAAGACTTCTTCTCAGATAAACAACTATGGGTAATAGCTTATGAATTACAGAAGAATGAAGCGTATGTAACCAATCTTTCTAATGAGATAGAGAGAAGAGAGCAGGCAGCAGAGCGCAAGGCAGCAGCAAGTAAGGCTAAGTTATCAGCCAATAAAGAGGGTAGCCAAGAAGTCCTTGATTTTGTAAGGTCAAACAAGAAGCTGTTAAAAGATTATTATGCTTTTTTAAAGTCTAATAAAAAGTACTCAAAAGAATTTTATTCTAAAAAATTTACCTTTGAAAGCGCAAAAGAATTTATCAATAAAGTATAACAACTAAAATTCAAGAATAATGAAATTAGATTTTTACAGAACAAAAAGCTACACTTACATTGTAGCTGGTAATGTTACTTTTAGAAAGAGAGAGCAAGGTTACCCACGAGTTAATGAGGTACCCTTTGAAAGGGTAGATTCCCAGAATTTTACTGAAAAACCATATTTTACAGCATTCATTGATGTAGATGGTGAAATTACAGATGAAAATCTCAATGAAGCCTACTCTCAATTTTGTGATTTCTGTAAGAGAATGCATGAAAAGAATAAAATTCAGAAAGAGCAAGCCAAACAAAGCCTTGAAGCCGATTTTCGTGTGCTCGAAAACGAAATTAAAGAGGGCAAAGTTTTTGATACAAATCTAGAGAATATTAGAAGAATATTATTGTATCTCAATTCTATGAATTGGGGGGTATGGCAACTCCCTAAGATGACATGTGGGTATAGTGCTCATCAGTACGATTGTGACGGGCATCAAGCATCTACAATAACACTTGACAAGCCTATTGATTATTATGGTGAAAAAGTCAGTAAGTTCAAAGTCGGGGGAGGTAGATTACATTTGACAAAATATAAATTTGTTTAACAACAAGCCCTCTTAAATTTACAAGCATGAACACTGAAGATATTTTTAATCAAAAATATGAGGTTGCCAACATGGTTATACCTAAGTTCTTATTAGCGTGCAACCCTATCGTCCCCAATATAGACCTTACCTATATCTACTCCCCTCATTATATGAGCCTAATAATGGTTATTGAGGAGAACAGCGAGATTGTAAGGCTCAATGATACCTACAGAGCCATGCCCCAGCGGTTATATGTGTATGATATGTTGGAGCAATTTAGATTCGTAGTTGTTCAGAACAATGTAATGAGTATGGGAGGGGTATATGGCCCTGTTATATCAGTAGAACAATTCATTGAAGAAGCGTGGCTGTGGTACAAGAATTATCTTGATTGGGAATTAACACAAATGCAAGGATTATGACGACACAAGAGAAAGTATTATATATCATCGAATTATTAGAGTTATCAGACAGGCAGGTTTCCGAAGCCATTGGCAAAGCCATATCTACCGTGACCCATAAGAGGGCACAAATAGGGCGCAACAAGTTCACAGACGAAGATCTGCAAAAGCTCAAGAATTATTACATTAATACACTTGACAAGATCAAATCAATTTAAAATCAAAAGCACACCTAATCAGGTGTGCTTTCCTTATTAAACCGAACTTATAATATACGAATCGTGATAGGTGTTATCCATCAGATAAGCATACTTCCACCATACAAGGTAGTCAAAGCAGTCCGAGAGGTGCGTTGCGTGTTCCTGCGGAATAGAGCTGGAGCGCTCCGAGCTTTTGTCTTTTTCAAAAGAATCTTCTTTCTGCTTAAGCCCTGCATTCTCCATGGATACGATTAGGTTCGGGCAGTTGTCTTCATTGATACGTACGAAAGGCAGCCCTTTGTTGCTCTCCTCTAAGATTTCGTTTATCAGTCGGAACTTGAGGATATGGCTTGGATTGTTCGTGTTAGGGGTTCTGTTATAGACCTGCCAGCCTGCTGTGCGGAGCATATCCTCCACATCCTGCGCCAATGTCGTCTTGCTATTAGCTTCACTCTTAAAGCCTGAGCGATCGTGATAAAGATACACCTTATTGCAGGTAGCCTTATGCGGCTCGTAATAGTCTATGATCTTCTTTATAAGGTCTGAGAGCTTATGCGGGTTCTTGACAAAGAAATCCTTAATGATACTCAGCGTATGGGTGAGCGTGCTCTCTTGGGCGACCACAGCACAGTTGATACGCCCACCGAAGTCCAATGATATTTCCAAGGGGATACCCTTAATCAAGTCCGTGTCATACGTACAGCTTGGCGTATAGCTTTGGGTAAAATCATCTAAGAGGTTCGTGGCATACTTGTACTTGTAGTAATGCTTATCAGCCAAGAGCTGCGGATAGAATCCGTCGGCCACCTTCCGCGGGCGTATGTTCATGATCTCCGCATTGAAGAGCATATCCGACACCCGCTGCTCGTACATCTCCTGTATCCAATTAGGCTTGAGGTTCTCCCTATTGACCAAGGCATTGGCTTTGATAAAGCAGTGTTCTTGTGGCTTTTGCAGCGCCAGCTTCTCCCGATTGGTGAACCACTCACCTGTCTTGGTCAGTGCCACGGAGGAGGTAAATATAGTAGCATTGAGCAGCGAAGCGCGGTCAAACTCCACTTTCTTAGCTCGGTTCGTGGTCAGTACGTTATTGAAGAGCCGATCGTGTTCCAAGAGCGCCGCCTCGTCCCCTATGACCATATAGGAGTTAAGCCCACGCCCTGAGTTGGGATCGTCTAAGGATACCAGCACAAGGATAAACCCATTGGAGAAATGCACCACATTGCTCCACGAGTTGGGTGCTTGGAAAGGCATTCTATACCCTAAGCTCTTCCCGCTTCTGCCTACTACATAATCCACCTCCTCGTACAGGCCAAACATCTCCAGCCCCTCCTTGGTAGAGGGGAAGGTACGGCTTTTGATCTGCACGAATGTCGCCCCCACCAGCACCCCCGTCGCTCTGGGCATCTGCCTAACGCCTTCCTTGACAAACCAACCCAATATGGTCGATTTGCCCGTACCACGCCCCGCCTCTATACATATATTCTTTATCCGCCCATACCTATTGGCTTCCACCGCTGCCATCTGCATGGGGTTCAGGTATATCTCCTTAACTGGTTTTATTAGCATTCGTCACTCGTCATTAGTCATTAGTCACTGGTTATTGGTCACTTGTCATTTCCTCATAGTCTATATCTTCAGCGGGCAAGTCGTTGAAGTCCACCACGCCTGTACCTATGGCATCGCGTAGCATACGCATACTCTTGCGGCTCATCTTGATATGGTATTCGTGAGCGGAGATCTTCTCAAAGTTAATCTCTTTCTCCTCCTTGTCAAAGTTGAACAGCGACTTATACGAATCCAGCGCCTTACGCTCCTGCTCCAGATCGCCCTTCTTGAGTGCCTTCTGATACAGTTGCCAATAGCACTCCGCCAAAATCATCCGCTCGGCCTGCACATCTACCTTGTCCAGCTCTCCAAAGATCTGCATTGCCCAATTGTAATCCCTGTAAGCTGTGGATTGGCTAACCTTCATCTCTCGCATGTGTATCTGTATAGCCTGATACTTGGAATACTTGTTGGTCATCCTAAGGGCGTGGATATGCCTCAGCCGCGCCTTGATCTCCTGCTCGGCAGGGGTAAGCTCAATGCTCTCGTCTATATGCGAGGCGGATATACGTGGGTAAGTCCCCTCCTTGTCAAATTTTACTAGCTCCATCCTTCTTCTTTATTCTCTAATGGCCGATTCTTGGAACTCCACCACATAGCTGTGCAGGTTCCTCGTACTGTCGTATGATAGGGGCTTCTGCGAGATTGGAATCACCTTCACCCACTCGCCCTGTATCTTCAAAAAGCACTGCTCACTGCGTACCAGCTCCCATAGTACGGCTATCTCCTCGGCAAAGATCCACCCTGTGTTGAGCTTGAAAGTCCGCTTTTCCTCCGCACGCGCCTTATAGTGCTCACGGCTAAGCAGGTGCTCCCCTATCTGATGCTGATATTCCACATGCCCCTCCCATTCGCCTGCAAAGGAGAACCAATCAGGGCATTGGTTCTGGTTCTCGAAGATACCTAATATGGGCCTATCATTACTCCCAGGCTTCGGCTCCAAGCTCAATCCCTTATAGGTGATAATACTCGTTGGGGAGTAGCGAATATCGGCCACGCTTCGCAAAAACGAAAAGTTTCCCACTTCATAGTCCTCTCTTACCTCCGTCAATCTTACCCTATCCGATACGATTTTCACCAACTGTTGCGATCTAATGTCTTTCACCAGTGCACTGAGTGACACCATGCTCTCAGGATACGTGCTCCTTAGGGTTGCCTGTGTCAGATAGGGATAACACTTAGGCTTCTTCCCAGGCAGATACCGCAACCCCTTAAGCTCATAGCGTGCCTTTTCCTCCCCGTTCAAGCTCCGCTCCACCAGCACCACATCCACTACAGCGGCCTTATACAGGGGATACACTGTTATATCCCGCGTATCGTTGAGGGTCAAGGAGCGCAAGTTGGGGATTCCTTCAAAAAAATCCTGCACCTCTTCCCCTATATCTATTTTTACCTTTTGCTGAAAAAACGCATACTCATAGCGCTGGAGAACCTCTTTCTGCTGTCCATAGCCCGAAAATTGTATCTTCAATTGCATATCCATATAATCCCCGTCCCCCTTGGCGCGTACCTCCAGCAGATCCTTGTCCTTACAGAAATAAAGATCCCGCTCCTCCATCTCCAGCTCCTTCTTCACTGATAGATATACAGGAATTACCCGCTCACTCCCCTGGGAGGACTTGATTACGATCTCTTCCCGAAAGCTCCCCACAGCCAGCTCCTCGGAGGACTTCGTACGGATAGGTATTTTAACCACTTCCCCGCCTTGATTCTCTATAGCACCAACGGCTATCTTATCCGAACTCGCACTGACCTCAAACTGCAATAGGTTCGGATTCCTGATCTCTATAATCCCCTCCCTGTGCTCCTTCTTCTCTTTTACCAGTGAAAAACTATAAGACCTGAGCGACACACCGAATCCTTTAGGATTCCCTACCACAGTAACCGCTATCTTGAAGGGATAAGATTTGTCATCAATAAAAAAATAGCCCTCTCGTTCTATACGTGTCCCCACCACCAGCGGAACATCTGGCATAACCCCCGTCCTCTTATAGGCATCCGACAGACTAAAATCTATATGGTGATATAATTTATCCACACCATTGATAAACCCTGTATGACCCATGTATTTTGACTTAATACGGAACAGCCCCACATTCTCCTCCACAGTCCCTCCAATAAGCATTCCTCCAGGGTGTCCAAAGTTAACGAGAATACCTCCAATCTCTGCATCGATGTCCTCATGCTCCCAACGGATAGATGTATCCCCTGTAAGGGTCATCTCAAAGGGATCCAATGTCATTTCAAATACTACCCCTTCTACCCAATTCTTTCTCATAGCTTTTCACTTTTCGTTAATCACTTGTCACTCGTCACTTGTCACTTGTCAATATTTGCTTCACCCCAAGGGCGATTTCCTCCCCCCGCTCTTGGGCTATGGCTTCACTCAGGTACGCCACGGCGCCACTCTGTTCCACCACTTGCTCCAAAAACTTCGTCCCCTGCATACCACGCTTATATAGGTGCGCATTGAATCGGTAAGAGGTCTCCCTTGGTCGTCTTCTCACGCGCTCCCCGCCTCTTCGCACGCGCCCTGCCTCTATCCCATAATGTTGGATAAATCCATAACGCTGCATAACAATGGCAATCCCCCGCAAGTAAGCCTGCTTGCCTCCTTCCATACGCTGGCTAAATCGCATACGCTCCTTACCACGTGCCTCATTGGACAGCCCCTCCAGCCCTGCCCCTCTTGCGGCCCTACGCAAGGCAGAGGTAATCATCTGCGCACCTACGCGCCCTATCTCCCGTTCTTTATTCATATCTTTTATCAGTGGTTAGTGGTTAGTGGTCAGTGGTCAGCCTCTGTCGTCTGTCTTCTGACTTCTGTTTATGCAAAAATAAAAAGCCCTTTCCATTTCAGAAAGGACTTTCTTTTTTGTCACTTGTCATTAGTCATTAGTCACTCGTCATTAACCACTACCCATTGTATTCCTCGCAGAACACTGCTATCTCCTCCTTATGACTTTGTATGATAAAAGTCAGCGAGAGCATGTGCAAGAATATATCTTTAATAAAGGCTTCTTCCTCCTTATCAAAAAAAGTCGAGTCCTCCAACAGCTTGGGAAACTGCAACAACTTCTCTTGAAAATCGTCCTCCCTGTCTAACCTGTCGTCTATTTCGCAAAGCCAATACACCAGCTTTCGCCCAAGCACTTCATCCAGCGGACGTGGTAATTGCTTCTCCCCTCTCATAGCACACCTCCTTCCTTAGCTTTAGCATTAGCAATCGCCCCATGCAGTGAGAGCACCGCTTTAGCAAACGTTTTACCCTTGCCTTCCTGACAAAGCGCACTGATACGCCATTCCTCCAAAAGGCGTCCCCGCTGCAAGCACCTCACCACACACTCCCCATGCGCAGCCTTGATAATATCCTTAAAAAACTCCTTGGCCACCTGCTCCGAGAGGTACTCCAATAGCTGATCCTTCCCTATAGGTAGGGGTTGGATTTTCTGATACAACGCCTCCACTACGGGCATTGCTTCTGTTTGTTTGTTCGGAATTTGTAACATGATATAAAAAAATGAGCGGCGTGAGTAGGTGCTGTTACAAATTCCGTTAGATAGAAATTTTGCTATATATTACTATATAGCGACACCCTCACGCCGTGAGTTATTTATTTTTTATGATATATTCGGATATAAGAATCCACGGAAATTTGTAACACCGCAAAGGTACAACTTTTTTTCATTCCACCAAATCTTTTCCCAAGATTTTTTTCACTTTGCCCTCTGTTCACTCGTCACTTGTCACTTGTCACTTGTCATTAGTCACTGCCCCCTAACGCCATTAAGCAGCACCACTTCTATACTTACCTTGTAGTACTCCCTATCTATGCTCTCCTTGGTCCAGCTCTTAATAAGCCCCTTCCGACCATACACATATACCCAATCGCGTATGTCTATGTCTTTAAATAGGTTCTTTTTGGCTATAAAGCTCCAGCTTACCTCATCACTCCCTATACGCATCTGATACCAGTCCTTAAGATTGTTCCCAAGCTTCGGCGGCATCAGCTCGGACAAATATACAGCCCACCCTGGATGCCCTGTGTTTCCATTCTCTTGGTAGCCTACAAGCGCCAAGCTCGTATTATCTGCCTTCAGGGGCATTAGGTGCTGACCTCCCCTGTACGAATGAGGCGTCAGCGCATACCCATTAATTGCCACTTCATTCACCCCTACCCTACGAGTGGTATCGGTGCGCACGCTCTCCTCCGAGATATACGTATCGGGTATCTTATCCTTCGGATCGTCTGTCTCTGGGAAGGTCAGCACATAAGCCCCCTTTGTCCCCTTCTTCACCACGGGGTGCAACACCTCATACCGAGATAAGTCCCTTATATAGTAGCGATCCCATATTCCAAACATACTAAAATCTACCACGCCATTCCTTATCCGAAAATCACAATTGAACCAGTTCTTTATCACCCGCAAAAGCTCCCCAAAAGTCATATCTGGCACCGCACGCCTCAGATCCACCACATTCGGATTGATCACCTTCTCTATCAGGTTCCCGTCTCTGTCCCGCTCCCCTATGATATTGATATATAGTTTCCAATGCGGATTCCATATCCCCTCCACTTCGAAGCGGATATCGCTGCGGTCTCTCACCTCTATCTCCTGGGTGAAGGAAACCCTTTGCCCATAACGCACCACTCCTTCTCTCAGCACCACACCATCCTGCTTAAGCCGATACACAAGGGGCTTTTCTCTTGGGATTATATAGGTTGTATCACACACCACGCGCCAGTGCCCCGCTGTCTCCAGCGCTTCTTCCATAAAGTACTTTCCGTATTTATCCCCGTATATCTCCTGCTCTTGTACAAAATTCGTGATCTGTGGCTGCATCACCTTCTCCTGCTGCTGGGTGCTCAGATAGTAGTCCGACCCCGAATATACATAGGTGCGGGCTATAAAATTGCCATGCAACCCCACCACCTGCTCATACCCCGCCGCAGCAAAGCCCTGCTCTATCAGGTAGCGGAGCGAGACAAAGGGGTGTATGATATTACGCGTAATCATATGATCATACCCCGCCCCCTCATTGTTATCGGTCATCTCATGTACGCGGTGATTTAAGAATCCTTTATACTGCTCCCAGCCTGCGCCTTCCTTCTTCAGCCCTATACTCGGAAACCTATAATCCACATCATACCTCCTTTGGATACACTCCACCTCCCAAGCATGCTTATAGATATTCTCCACCTCCTCACGCTTCAGCGGTAAGTCCCGCAGCTTCTTGTCAAATGTCGCAAAAACCTCCTCCCCCGTCTCTATCTGCGCCTCTACCTTATCCCCCTCTACCGAGATGATCTCCAGCACGCCCTTATGTACCCGCCCCTCCATTTGGTGCTTTCCATGGTAGCGCTTCTTCAGGCCTATGGCATTCATCGAACTATAGTTGCCCAATATCTTCCTCAGCTTCCCGTCTAGGTAGAAGGTAAAAGGAAAGCTATACCCCACCGAGTAGCTGTCCTTCATTCGGGGGTTCTCTTGGTGATAGCTGATTTTTACTTCACTCAGGTCTAACTCAAAGTCATCTGTAACAAATACATCTCTCATCTGCTCTTACTTCTTTGTATGGATTCGCTCAATACGTCTAAAAAGTCATACAGCCGTGTCCCGCTGCATTCGTGCCAATTCCCCAAGGGCTGCACACTGTCCATGGCCATGGCGGCAATCACTTTTGAAAAAGGCGTATATCCTCCCTGCCTTTGGAATACAGGCTTTTCGTCTTCTTCGGGCGCCTTAGGAAAGATAACAGGATAACGCCCTATGATATACTCCCTTATGCAGCGGTAAGCATACACGATCGCCGCACGCTTGCCCTGACTTATGCTATCGGTAACCTCCGCTATCTTTGGAAGCAGCAAGGGGTCAAACGCCCGCTCGCCCCAACAGTACAGGCTTGCCACTAACTGCTTGGCATATAGCGCGTCCCTTCCCTTGCTATACTTGTAAAAAAGGGCGTCCGCCACCGAAAACTGTCGGATCGTACAATCACTCAGCCGCACCATAGGGGTACGAAGCCCCTCCCAAATGTCAGGGAAGGTATATAAGTCCCTATCGGTCAGCAGGAACTTCCCCAAGGGCAGCAGCTCAGCCAGTGGTACCTCCCCCAGCAGCTGCCTCACCCGCCTTTGGTCAGCCTTGGAGGGCGTACCCATAAGCAGCACCACCAGCATCTCCTTGTAGCGCGCCTCAAAGTCCCGCCCTTCCTCCTCCATTCTAAGGCATATTTCCTCCTTTTGCCAGTCTGTCAGCTCAGCATAGCTCTCAGCACAATGGATAGCTATCCGACCCATCGCCTTACGATTTTATAGCCCAGCCATAACACCACAACCAATGCCAGCCCACTTATCCACCACACCAAGCCCCGACCCGCCCGCTGCTCTTCTCTCTGTATGGTCTCCGTTGCTTGCCGATCTTCCCGCACTTCCCTTACCTGCTTCATGTGCTGATGTGTCTCCGCTGTCTCCACCGCGTGTGCCTCTTGGTGCGCTTCCTGCTTCATCTTGATAACAGCTTTCCCACCCTTGACCTTCAGCACCTCCTCAAAAGCAGTATCCCCTTTGTCGTTCTTCACTATTCGCTTTTCGCTCTTCACTTCCAGGCTATCCCCTTCCAGGGTAAGCTCATAGCTGTCTGCCTGCCGCAGGTCAAAAGTACGTACTTCCCCCCGCTGCTGCTCCTCTGTTATGCTATCTGTAACCCTCTCCCCTACGGCTTCACTGGTCACTTTCCGCACTTCACTTGTCACTTTCTTGCTCCTGCAACCTCCTAATAGGAGAAGAGCTAAGAGTATATATATTATCTTTCTCATTAGTATTTTTCATTAGTCATTAGTAACTAGTCACTTGTCATTAGTCAGTTGTCACTGGTCACTTGTCACTGGTCATTAGTCACTTGTCACTAGTCACTTGTCATTAACTCCTCCACCTTCCTAATCACCTTCTTAAGCCGCTCCGCGTACGTTGGCTCCGTAGCATACCCCGCCTTGGCAACCTCTTCGGCAAACTTGTACGGGTCTGTCTTCACCTGCAATGCCTTAGCATAGCGCTTATTCGTGAGGAACAAACGAGCATGGTCTGTAAAACTCTCCTCAGGAGTGTCATACTTGCGGAACCAGTCCTCAACAATGTACTTATACCTGCCGTCAGGGCGCTTTTCTATACTGATGATAACGGGGAATTTAGCCTTGTCTGTGTCGCTGATCTCTGTGGTTTGCACCAGCTGCCGCTTTTCAGCAGGCATACTCTCTTTGGCCTTCACGCCAAACATCATATTCCCAGGCGCGTACTTCCCCCAGCCTGTCTCCAATGCCGATTGAGCCAATGTAAATAGCGCCGATATACCCGTCTTACGCTCCGTCTCCAGCGCATAGGGTAGAAACTTTGTGATAAATTCTTTTGGTGTCATTTTAAAAAAGTTCTAATGTTATTTCTTTGTTATAGAGTTTTTTCAGTGTAATTATCTCTCCATCTTCATATTGTAGTACGTCTCCGTCAGAACTATAACTATGAGCCCTCGATGTGATGGTTATATCCAAAGAATATCGGGCATTAAGAATTCTATTCAGGCGAAACTCTCCATACTTTATTTTTCTCCCATTTACTTTGAAAGAGCCTTCTTTATAGGAATAATCAGGAAAATATTTATAATCCTCAGAAAATTCAATACCCAAACTTAAATATGCGATCTCTATATTCCTATCTGGGCTATTACTTTTAAAAAAGAACTTAAAGACAAGATCATTTCCCTGCTTATATATCTCATTTCTTTCTACAACTGCTGATGGACTATATCCAGTAGGGCCTGTTTTTGGAGCTATCTTCAAAAGAGCTCTATAAGGTTTTTGTATAGGAAACAAATCTTTTATATTATAACCTATCGGTTTTGAAAAGAAATCCTTAACAACCGTTATTAAGGAGACTGTCTCTACTTTTTCTACCCCCCCCCAATCAAAATATTGTATCGCATTCATCTTATTAATCATTAGTCATTAGTCACTTGTCATTTGTCACTATACATTGCGTATATCCACATATATCTTATTCCCATACACACTCACCACAGCCGTGGAGCCTTCCCCTCCCTCTTGCATATTACGACTATCCCCTGTATAGACGATTTGTTTCCCATTGTGTGTTACAAAATTAACATGCCCCGTAGCAAAACACTTGCGGAAGGACACACTATCCAGATCCTCCAAGCCTGTCATATCCACCCCCGTAATGTTTTCTAAGAATATAGTGGCATTATTATGGGCGTGTGTTAGGGAAATACTACTTCTGGCCCTGGCATTGTTGGAGAAAAGCAAGTCTTCAGGAGCAGGCGACCAATTGACTAGTGTATTACCCTCAAATACGCCACAGGCGTAGAAGAGCCAATCCCCTTGTAAGGAATTAATGCCAAAAGCACCCTCCCCTATATCAGGTACATTGACCTTTGTCCAAAACAAACGCCAACCATCACCTAGGGCTTTGCTCTCACTCACTGTACTTAACGCACTATAGGTTTTATCCCATTTTCCAAAGTTAAACTTTCCACTAATCAGGGGCTTGGCGATAAGCATAAATATCAAATCCTTGTTGGAATAATTGTAAGGCACCAGATTAAATACATACTGAAAATTCCCGTTATCTACAGGGCGTAATACTCTAACAACATTCCCGAATATACTATCAGTATAATCTGTTGCATTTCCTGCTAATAGATTGGCAAATTTGCTGGTCTCAAATCTTGACTTCAGAACAAAGTTTCTCACCCCCACTTGTATCTTCCCTATAGCCTCCTGTATCTTCCCTTCCGTTGCCAGCGCTGGCTTCCCGTCTATATCGTCCCAGTTGTGCCTGTGTGTGCGATAGGCGTATTCGCTGTGTGTATGCCCCAATCGGGAGTACCTATCATCGTGGGTATGCCCAAGCAGCGCATAACGGCCGTCAAGGTTTACCGTAAGCTGCTGACCATCCGAACGAACGCCTGTTAGCACTCCTGTATCATGGTTAAAATTAAGGGAATTAAGCTTCACATCGGCCAAGTTGTTGGGCAGGGTATCCTTATCGGTGAAAGAGGCCTGCAATACCGAGCTGTCTGCCAGGGTAATGGTGAGAATCTTCGTAACGTCTCCTGTGACTGTAACCCCAACCACGCGCTTTTGAGCATTGGTTTGGTTGGTCTGCTTCTCCTGGTTCGTATAATCATTCGTACTCAGCCCCTTCCCTGGTACTTTATCCACTTTTCCGTCAATCAGCGCCTTTAGATCCGCCGCCGTACCTACATACGTGCCCCGCTGGAGCGCCCCTTGTAGCAGCTCCCGCTCTCGCTGGGTCATCAGCACTGGCCTATTGGTGTTAAAGGTCAATCGCATCAGCGCCTCCTGCGCCGCCTCTGCATTGTCATATACCCGCCCGTCTATCTCCACCTCACTTACCAGCGCGTCTAATATGGAAAAGTTCATGTCTGCCCCGCTGTGTAGGATCAGGCGCTCCCCATCCACTCGCGCCACGAAGTTCTTAAGGGCAAGGATCCCGTTGTACTCGAATAGGTACTCCTGCAATTCGCCCGTGTCAGGGCGTATCTTGTATCTCGGTGTTGGCATAGCTTATTCGTTTTTTAGTTGTTTGTCGTCTTTATCATTAAGGTACTCCTTGATCGAGGCGGCTATCTCCTCCACATTCTCCCGATTAATGATGATTTTCCCCATCACCTGCCCCGCCTTGTCCAATCTTACCTTGTCCTCTGCCTTTTCATAGATGCTTTTAATCTCTATCAAGCAAAGCAAAAAGGCACCCCCAAGTGTCATAAAGGGAAAGAACCACAGCTGATTGCCATAATATTGCTCAAAGTACCACACAGCACTCATCTGCATACTATCCACTACGGTAAGCGCTATCAGCACATTGTAGTACTGGGCTATTTTCCCAACAGTACGCCTATATTTATAAGATTTCCGCACCTCTCCCAGACTTCGAGCTTTCCGAATACCACTCCACAAGTCCGCCATAATCATCACCAATACCAATATGTATATCCCAAAGAGAATCCACATGGTCACAAAGATTTTTCCCATAAATGATTTTACTTTTTTTCTGTTTTTTTCCTTCTATCGCAAAAATAAAAAGCCCCTTCCACATCGGAAAGGACTTTTTATAACTCCCTAAAAACTTGTTACTTGTCACTTGTCATTAGTCACTTGTCACTTGTCATTAGTCACTTGTCACTAGTCATTATTCATTGTGTACATCTTCCACAAGAACGCCTCTCCTGCTTCCTGTGCCACCAGTTCTATGGTATATCCCATTTCTTTCATCACCTCGTATATATCGTGTTCGCTTATGGGGGTAGTAGGGATCACCCCCAACACCATAGCCAGTAGCTCAAGGGTACTCTTATAGGTACACACCCAGCTCTCTGTCGTGGCACAAGGGCTGTAATACCTCCCTATCAGCCCCCGAATTTCCTCTTTATAATCCTCCATACTTCTAATAACTAACCACTAACAACTAACCACTGTCCCCCCTTCGTGGGTTAGGGGGACTTCTGTCCTCTGTCCTCTGATCACTAAAAACTAAAAACTAAAAACTAAAAACTATCTCTTGCTTTTCTCCTTCAGTCTCTCAAAATCCTTTATGGCGCGGCTAAACTCTTTCCCTGCTTTGGCATCAGCCACTATATACGCCTCTATGCCCTCCTCTTGCAGCTTCTCCACGGTACTATTGAGTTTACCCAGCACCTCGGTAAGATTGCTCTCGCGCGCTGGTAGCTCGTGCTGTGAGCTGCGCGCTTGCCCCTCGTGCTGTGAGTTGGCCGCTACCTCCCCTCCTGCTTCATACCCTTTTGGCGACTGCCCCAAGCGCTTAGCTTCCAGCCACTCCACCACTTGCGCCACTTCGGGATCTTTCTTCAGCCACTGCGGTACCACATACTCATCTCCATGGACGATCCCCGCCACCTCTTGGCCGCTCTCGTCCTTAAAGCCTAAGCCCTTGGTATAGCCCCCTCTGGCATAGCTCGGCGGCTGCTGCGTCGCTACAATACCCAATTGCACTGCCCCCATGGCGCCCACAATCGCGGCAAACACGCTCCCCGCTATAGGCCCTGCATCCGAATACGCCCGCATGATCCCCGTAGCCGTATTGGCCACGATACTCATCATATTCATCGCCTTTTGCGCTTGGAACTGCTTTAAGGAAAGCTCCTTCTTCTTCGCCTGCGCCTCTTCCTCCAACTTCTTCAGCTCCTTCTGATACTGCGCTTGCGATATGTACCCTTGGTTCAGCCGCGTTAGCAGCGCTTGCTTCTGCTGCTCTTGGTTCTTGGTATAAGTGGCCAACTCCTTTTGATTGAGGTTCTGCTGCAATTGGGCAAACTGGCTAAAGGCATTACTCATCGCCCCCACGACCATATCCACAGCCTTAAAGCGGTTGCTCATCTCATCAAGGTTGGAGAACGTATCCTCCCAGTCCTTAGCCGTAAAGCCCAGCACATCCACCTTCTCCAGCTCCTTGTCTGCTGCCTTCTCCTCTTTGGCATCTTGGCCGTTCTTGATATTGTCGAGCTTCTCCCGCGCTTGGATCATCTTGTCTTCTATCTGGGTGATGTCTTCCTTAAGCTTCTCCTTTGCCTCCCCTGTAAGGGTAGAGAGGTAACCCATAAGAATCTGTTTCTGCTCTTCAAAGTTCTTAAGGCTCTCCTCCAGTAACTCCTTTTCCGCCTGCACCCTAAGGGCTTTCTTGGCAGCTTCAAGGGTCTTAATCTGCGCCAGCTCCCGCTCCGAGAGTTGGCCTTTTAGCTGTGCTTTGGCGTCCGCTAGGCTTTGTATTTCTATGATCTCCTCAGATTTCTGGCGGCGCATGGCTTCTATTTCCTTACTGCGTTCCTTCACCCTGCGCTCGGCTTCCTTGGCGTGGTATTTCTCCCTGACTTGTAGCAGCTCCTGCTCCTTCTGCTGCTCATAGGCTACCTCTATTTGTTTGTTGAGCTCCATCAGCTTACGCTTTTCTGCTATGGCTTTCTCCCGATTAGGATCGTTACTCTTTTCCGCCGCAAGCGTGCCTATCTCCTGCTCCAGCGTGGCATTTTCTTGTTGCAGCTTGAACTTCTTTTCGTTGTACTTCTGCTCCGTAGTGGCCAGCTGCTTATCTAGGCTCTCTTCCAACCCTTGGGCTATCTCTTTTTGCAGCGCCTGCTCTGTCTCCAGCCGCGCCCGCTTAGCCGCTTCGTACTCTTTGGAATAGTCCTTCGCCTTTTCTTTTTTGCCCTTACCCTCTCCTGTGCTGTCTGTACCACTGCTCCCTATGGTAGTAGGGGCTGCTGCTTCTGCGTCCTGCTTGATTTGCGCCTCTACAAGCTCCTTTTCTGCCTTTTCAAGGGCTGTAATATCGTCTTTCAGCTCCTTAAGTTTCTCCGTCTTGTCTTTGTAGAAAGCCTTTAGGTAGCGTTCCTTCTCTGAGTGGATCTCTCTTAGTTTCTCTTCTGTGAGTTGTCTTTTTACATACTGATCCATGTAAGGCTTCATCTGTTTGGCCAACTCTTCCTCATAAGTATCTGCATAGTTGTCCAAGTTGCTCCCCCAGATAACAGGATTCCACTTGGATTTGTATTCTTTGACATGCTTCTTCTTTGCCTCGTCGAAGCTGTCTTCCTTCTCTTTGATTTTGGACTGGATACGCTCCAGCTCCCGTTTGGTTTTCAGCGAAGCTATGTATTGGTCTATTGCCCTACGCCCTTCGTCTGTCTTGAGCTTGTCTATATCCAAGGTCTTAAAGTACTCTGGGGCGATCTCTTGTAGCTTCTTCATGGCGATCTCCCGCTCCCGCCTGCTCTTGGTCTCATCATTGATAATTCCCACAAGGGTACTAATGCTCCTCTTTTCATCCTCCACCGCTCTGGAGACATCCGCTTGGATTTCCTTGAATAGCTTAGCCTGCCTATTGGCTTCCTTCTGCTCTCTATTAAATAATGCCAAATACGTCACCACTGCTCCTATCGCTGCCACAAGCAATCCCCAAGGATTGGCTTTCGTAATAGCATTAAAGGCCTGCATGGATTCTCCTGCCTTTTTAAAGTTCAAGGAAAGAGCTTGTATAACTACCGAAAACAGCAGCGCCGCTGCCCTCCCCGTCTGCATTAGCGCCGTCTTGACCTTCAGCGCTGCATTATACAGCAGCGACTGCTGCCACGCTTCTTTAGTGGCCACCGCGGCAATGCTCACCGCTGCCTTATAGCTCACCACAGCCGCAACACAGACCCCTATCGTCTTGGCCAAAAAGGCTATCCGCTCACGAAACACCTTCACCCCATTGCCTGCCTCGCTTGTAACCCCTGTAAGCCAGCCCAGCGCTTGGACGATATAGGAGAAAAAACCTTGTATCCAAGTGCTGGTAAAGGTTTCCTTCCATACCTTCTTGATTTTCTCCCAGATGGCTGCGGTGTTGTTATTGACCTTGTTGAACTCCTCTTGTATGGAGGTACCTTCCTCCATCGCCTCCCCTGCCAAGCTCATCAGCTCCCGAAAGCGATCTGCATTGTCCCCCGCCGCTCCTACGGCTTTCTGCACCTCCAGCGTGTTTAGCTTCAACCCCTTGAGCACCTCCGCCGTACCTTCCGCCCCTAACCCTTTCATGCTTTGGGCAAATTTCAAGAAAAACTCCTCGGGCTTGCTCTCAAACAGCGCCTTGGCTTCCTCGGCCGACATACGCATTTGCTTGGCAAAGGCTTCCACATTCGTCCCCGCCACACTCATAAACCGCGAGTACCCGCTGGCGGCAATCTCCGCGTCTATCCCCGACTCTTCAAAGGCCGCCCCTAACCCCAAGGTCTGCGAAATCGTCGGCTTCAGCGCCCCTGGCAATTGACCTATACGTGTGGCAAAATCCGAGATATTCTCCTCACTGGCCGTACCATTGGCGCCCAGCTCGTTCAGCGCCGAGCCTATCGCATTGAGCGCCTCCCCGTAGTTCTGCTCCTTGGTCTCCTCGAATAGGTTCTTGAGCTTACCTACCTTAGTGGTTACCGCTTCCAATCCTCCCTGGAACGAATCCCCAAGGGCAACATAGATCTTATCTATCTCCTCGGTAAACTCCCGCAGCTGATCCTTGTCCGTAATCCCCAAGCGCCCCCCTATCTGGGCGATGTCAAGCAGCTCCTTTTTCTCTGTACGCGTGTCCAGCGCGTCAAAGTCATTCCACAGCTCCCTTACCTTCTCAGCCGCAAGCCCTGAGGTCTTCTCCACCCCCGTCATCGCATCGGAGATCTCCAACAGCTCCCCCACCGAATCCTTAGCCATGCCTGTAAGCTGACCAAAAAAGCCCGTAAGGAGATTCCCCGTAACCACTGCTTTTACAATCTCCCAAAAGCCCGCGCTCTTGCGACCCGCTGCCTCAAGGGCGGAGCCTGCACGTCCTGCACTCCCCGTCACCTGATCAAGCGCCGCCGTAGCTTGCTGTACTTCTGCTTTGATCCGTTCAAACTGTGCCTTAGCCTCCTTCAGCTCCTCCGCTTTCTTCTTGAAGGCTTCCGTCCCAGGGGTCAGGTGCTTCAGATCCTGCTCCAGCTTCTTCACCTCTGCGGAAATCCCCGCAAAGCTTTCCTTTATCTGCTTGCCATTAACGGTGATGACCAAATCCGTCGTTACTCTCTTTGCCATTTTTATAGGTTTTAGGTGCTAATCTCCCGCAAAAATAAAAAGCCCTTTCCACATCGGAAAGGACTCTTTTCACTCGTCACTCGTCATTAGTCACTCGTCATTAGTCACTAAATAAGGTCACTTGTCATTAATCATTATTGGCATTAATCATTACCCATTGTATTCCTCGCAGAACGCCGCTATCTCCTCCTTATGCCTTTGTATGATAAAAGTCAGCGAGAGCATGTGCAGAAACATGTCTTTTACAAAGGCTTGCTCTTCCTTATCAAAAAAGGTCGAGTCTTCCAATAGCTTCGGGAATTGCAACAACTTCTCTTGAAAATCGTCCTCCCTGTCTAACCTGTCGTCTATCTCGCAGAGCCAATATACTAACTTCCTCCCAAGCACTTCATCTAACGGACGTGGTAATTGCTTCTCCCCTCTCATAGCACACCTCCTTCCTTGGTCTTAGCGTGAGTAATCGCCCCATAGAGCGCAATGACAGCCTTGGCAAATGTCTTCCCCTTGCCCTCCTGACAGAGTGCACTCACACGCCATTCATCGGTAACCTGCCCCGTCTTCCCATTCTTCTTGGAGCCTACCTTGATCACACACTCCCCATGGGCTTCCTCCATAATCTCCTGAAAGTACTCCTTAGCCACTTCCTCATAGAGTGTGTCCAGCCACCCCTTACGGCTACGGGGCTGTGCCTTTTTTGGATACAACGCCTCCACTATGGGCATAGTATCTACGGTTGTTTTTTCTTGTTGGAACATAAGATAAAAAAATAAAAGAATCCGTGAGTGGGTGTTGTTCCAACAAGAGCTTACGCATTTGTTTGTATAGCATTACTACTATACGACACCTTCACGGATATAGGTTTATAATTGTATTTGCAACTTTAAACAAGTGTTGCTCTTGTTGGAACGTTGCAAAGGTACAACTTTTTTTCATTCCACCAAATCTTTTCTCAAAAAAATTTCCCTCGCCATTAATCATTAATCATTGCTGGCATTAATCATTATCAAAGCCCCCTCAAGCCTTTAACGAAGGAGCGCCACAAGTACCTCACAATAAGGAAGCATACCCCGTAGTACGTAAAAACGATAATCATCCCCATGGCTGCATCGGTATATTGGCTAAATAGGTACAGCCCAAAGGAAAACAACCCCACAAAAATCAAAAACAGCACCACACGTCCCAAGCGGCCACGCTCCCGATCCCGTTGTTTGAGTCGGTCAAAACCCGCCTCGTCCCGTATCTCACGGATACGATCCGCCGAACGCTTGCCGATCACATCCGTATAGTACGAATACGCCACCGTGGCAACAAGGATCAGCAACGCCCCCCACCAGCGCACCACGCCCGCTATCCACAGCACTGCACCTACCACAAAGCCTATGATCACCACAAGCCCCCCGATAAACATCCAGTACTTGATCTCCTCCTCAATCAGTTGCTTTTTACGCACTTCTATGTCTGTTACTTTTGTTTCCATTGCTTTCTTTTTTTAGTTTATTCGTCATTAGTCGTTAGTCACTTGTCATTATTGGTTATCTTCTCCGCCGCTTGCTTGATATAGGCCACTAAGTCCTGAAGGTTTTTCTCATTGAAGCTATGGCCATTCTCCGCAGCTACTTTTTTCATATTATAGGTAGTCTCTGTAATCCCCATCGCCTTGGCCACGACCTTCCCTTTCATGCCAAAGGTCTCCACTATGGCCAACACTTGCGCTCTTATCTCACTATTTTCCATAACAATAATAGGAGTAAGACAAATAATAACCAATGCCACCACTTAAGGGGTATTTCTACCTCAAATCTCGGTTGTTTTTTTTCTTTCATAATGTTTGCAAGTTTAAAAAATTAGTATTATTTTTGCCCTCAAATAAAAAGAGAGAGAATTGGGGGAGGCACCCCCCAATCCAAGCCTAAAAAATCTTTATTGAGATTTTCCTAAACGAAAATTCAACAACTATTTTAAAGGATTTGCATTTAAAGACTACTTTTAGATGCATCTCTTTTTTTTTAGTTTTCAAAGAACCTCGCTGTCTTCTCTGTCAGCATCCCCGACCTTCAAGGACACCACAAAGATACGATATATTTTTATATCGTGCAAATATTTTCCTGCTTTTTTACCTGCCCTTTGTGTTAAAGTTTTCCCTCGTCATTAATCATTATTGGCATTAGTCATTAATCATTATTGGCATTAATCATTAATCATTATTGGCATTAATCACTAATCATCGTGTACATCTTCCACAAGAACGCCTCTCCTGCCTCCTGCACCACCAGTTCTATGGCAAACCCCATTTCTTTCATCACCTCGTAGATGTCGTGTTCGCTTACAGGGGTAGTAGGGATCACCCCCACCACCATAGCCAGTAGCTCAAGGGTACTCTTATAGACGCATACCCAGCTCTCTGTCGTCGCATACGGGCTGTAATACCTCCCTATCAACCCCCGAATCTCCTCTTTATAATCCTCCATACTCTTTTGGCATTAATCATTATTGGCATTAATCATTAATTTCTCTATTTCCTTCACCTGTAGTTTCATTTGCTCCACTTCCTCCCGCTTTCTGGCAATCTTCTCCTTGAGCACACATAAGCTCCTCACTGTCATTCCTTCTTCACTCTTTACGCTTAGTTCTTCACTCTTCACTCTTAGTTCTTCACTCCTCGCTTGCGCTTCCCACTTGGCAAGGCTTTTCTCTCGTGATACAATATTACTCCGTAGCGTATTACGCCTTTGTACCAACTCCACGGGGGTAAGGCGGCTGTAGTCCTCCTTTTGTGGTTCAAGGATCTTCTTATGATCACGCCAATATTGCAGCACCACATCGTAGTTGTCCATAGCTGAGAAGAGCTGCCAGAGCTGCCGCTGTAGCTCCCGCGCTTTGTCCTCCTCCTCCATAGGTACGGCATTCAGTGTAAGTTTCAGCGAACATGCACAAAGCCACGCCTCCCGCTTGGCCCTATACACCCCATGCAGCGCCACAGGATAATCCGCTATAAGGTCAGCCGCCCCATTCGCCCGTGGAGGCTCTCCACCCCGCGGAGGCTCCCCCCCGCCAGCTGTAGGGGCGAATGGCAATTCGCCCTTATCTTTCGCCCGCGGGGGCTCCCCGCCCCCGCCCTGTCGTTCTTTAATCAGGCGTCTTACTTTTGCCTCTGCCTCTAGCGAATAGTAATGAGGAACGCCTCGAAGGTCTCCCCCAAGGCGTTCCAACTCTCTAACCAATTGCCTATATTGTGCTCTATAATCCATATCTCAGTTGTTAGTGGTTAGTGGTTAGTGATTAGTCACTAGTCACTCGTCATTAGTCACTCGTCATTAGTCACTCGTCATTTGTCACTCGTCATTTGTCACTAAATAAGGTCACTCGTCATTAGTCACTTGTCATTAGTCACTCGTCATTAGTCACTTGTCATTAGTCACTTGTCGTTTCCTCTCCAGCGCCCGCTCCAAGTATGGCACATCCTTAGGGTACTGCTCCCGTTTTTGGGCGATGAGTTTCTCAAGGGTTGCCGCGCCCAGCTCCGAGAAGAGCGCCACAGCCCCCTCTTTCAGCCCCAAGTATTTAAACCCTGTAAGGTATAGCACTAGGGCATTGTACGGCACCCGCGAGAGATCTACGATCTGCAAGCCCGCCTGTACCTCCTTCTCTCCTGTGTAATACACACGCCCGCCAGGCAGTAGCACCTCGAAGCACTCCGACAGATTCGGCTTTAGGCGCTTCACCTCCCCCTCCACTTTGGAGGGGGAAGCTCCCGCCACTTTCTTATTTACTTTTTGATCATTAGCCATTAGTCACTTGTCATTAGTCATTTGTCACTAAAGAAGGTCACTAGTCACTAGTCATTAGTCACTATTTACGCCCCCTCTGCTATGCTTCCTGCATACTTGTACAGCTTGGAGTTGGTAGTAAGCTTCAGTGTTACCCCCGAATCATCTTCGGCTTTCTTGCCCGTAGTAGCATCAGCCGAGTCCATAAAGGCAGGGTTAATCTTTGTTCCCACTACCCACAAAGTACCCACAGCATCAGGCACAACAAAGATCATAGGCACGTTCTTGTAGCGCCCGATAAAGTCAAGCACCTTATCCGAAAAGCGTGGAATCTTTGCCTCAAGGTCTGATTTAGCCTTCTTGTTCCCCGCGTTGCCCACAAGGCTCGTCTTCAGTTCGTTCTCATTGATCTGTACATCAATCCCCTTCCACGTCTTCCCCGTGATAAGGGTAAGGTTCCCATCCTCTATGGTGTTAGCCTTACCCAGTTCCCCCGTGTTAGGCGGGAGAGTACACTTGTCAAGGAAGGCAATGGGGGCATAGAGTATACGCGTACTGATACCCCCACTTACTTCATCATTTGGACAACTGTCCAAGCTCTCAAAAGGAGCATTATCAAAACAATTTGTTGCCATTTCTTTCTATTTTTTAGTTTATTCGTTTTTCACTCTTCACTCTTCACTCTTCACTTTTCACTTGTCATTTGTCACTATAAGCGCGCTTCCCCCGCCTATAAGCTGTACGAGCGCTTCCTCGTCTGCGGCCAACTCTTCCTGAGTGTAGCACTGCCCAGCAAAGAGGATCTGCAAGGGCGCATCGTCTGCAAACTGGTACTGCTTCCCACGAAAGGAAAAAGCATGCCCCGCTCTCTTCTCCTCCAATACCTTGGGGGCAGCTGCTCCTTCTTGGCCTGCCTCTCTCTCGGCAAGGGCATGCGCTCTTTGGTTAAGGGCTTTTTCCCTTTCGTCGAGAGCTAACTCTCGTTGGTTAAGGGCTTTTTCCCTTTGGTCAAGCTCCACAGCCATATCGCTCAGGTCTGACTCCTTGCGATCTGCGGCCGCTTCACGCCCGCTCAGCTCCGAAGCACGCCCCTCAAGGAGCGCTTCACGCTCCTCTAGGGTAACTTCTCTGTTTTCATTATCTTTTGCCATACTTGTCTAATTAATAGTTACATTATACCTGCAAGCTTTCCTCTGGATAGTACAACTTGTTCAAGTCTGCATTGTTAAGCCCGCGCTTCTTGCTGGCATCCGAGGTATATACATAGGTAAGCTCATTGATTGCAAAATCATACCCAAGGGTGAACTCGCCCAGTATGTTCAAAATACGCTTATCCACCTGCACGCTGGTAATGGTTGCTGGATTATCTATCATATCCACCATTTTGACAAAACCGTTTTCTATGGTGGAAACAATAGTACCTTCTTTCAATCCTGGGATAGCGATAAGCTCACGCTTGCCCAAGCGGGTCTTTGTTGCGTTGTCTTGGAATTTGTTTTGACCAAACCTGTCCTCGTAAGCGATCTGATAATCCTCCACATCCTTCACACTCATGAATATACGCTTGATCTGATCCTTAGCATGTACAGGAAGCCCACGCTCATACGCCGTTACCACGTCCAAAATGTTGGTGGAGGTAATCGCATCCCCTGGTATCAAAAAGTACGGATTCGTTGTGTCAAGCAAGCCCTTACGGATAATCTCATTGAGTCCATCCATGGAATAGCCAAACTCTGGAGTGTCTAACCCTATCTTACTAGCATCATACTTCCCTGTTGCCGATAGGATATTCACATCCGAAATCACTTTCTTAAGTAACATGTCTATGGCCACCTTGGAAATGGCTTTATCCTGCAACGACTTGTTTTCATCGTACAGCTCCTCCAAGACAGTACCCAAGATCTCCGCAGGATCCAAATCGTAATCCACCTTTTGATGATAGTTCTTCATCGTCTTCTTGCGGAACTGCAACTCCCCAAAGGGCGTCCATTTCTTGGAATTAAACCCCTGCACCACATGACCTATCAGGCTGTGTAGGCTCGGATACGCTCCCTTTACCTTGGTCAGGGTACGGGAGTAGCGGTTCAGCAATATCTCTTGCGAAAGAATCGCCGCTTGGAAAACTTTTGGCTTTACAGACAAATAACGAACAATCTCGTTCTTTATCTCATCCACATTCATTGTCTGTGCTCTACTCATATTTTGTTCTTTTTAATTTTACATCCTTTTTCATTACAAAGAGGCTAACAGCTTGTTGTGTGCGTCCTCAGGATTTAGGAATCCTCCTATATAATTCCCCTCTGGAGCTTCCTTGCCATCATTACTCGGCTGGGTATGTACCGGACGTTTATCCCCGTACGCTTTGCATGTTTGCCCAAGGGCAGCTATGTCTGCCAGTGCGTCCCCTTGGCTCTTTAGGCCATTGAGCGCCATTGCCTCGCCAAGGGCTTCACTCAGCGCCTTGCCTTCTGTGGCAACTTTCTCTTGCGCGGCTTTCAGCGTGGCAATCTCTCCCTTCAGCGCAGCCACTTGCTCCGCGCTAGCGGCTTCTTTCTGCGCTGCAAGGGCTGCCTCCACCTTTTCCAGCTGCGAAGCGGTAAGGCTCACATAGGCCTCACCCCCAAAGAGCGGCTTCTTCTCCTCTATGGCACTTCCAAAGAGCGCCGATAACAATACGTATTTCATATTTCTTTTATTAAAGTTTCCAAACTCATTATTTCATCCACAAGGCCTACCTCAAGCGCACCCTTTGGGGTATATACAGCTCCCTTGAACACGCGCCCGTCGTCCTTGATGGCTGCTCGGTACGCCTGCACGGCACTGATAAAGCCTTTAGCCAGCTCACTAAGCCGTTCTTTGGCCAGGGTGTCATCTCCTGCCACCAAGTCCCGCCATAGCTTGTTCTTTTCGCTACTCTCTGGGGCATACACTTCATAGATCTTGGCGCCCCACTTCTCAAACATCTGCGAGTAGTCTTGCGTATGTAGCATAGTGCCAATGCTCCCTATGGCATCAGCAAAGGGGCTACTCACTACCTTATCGCAGGCCGCCGCAATCCAATAGGCTGCACTACACATATACCCATTGGTATAGGCCACGATAGGCTTTTCTATCCCTTTGATGATGTGGGCCAGCTCCGCCGTGCCTGAGACCATACCCCCGCCGCTGTTTATATCCAAGATGATAGCCGATACGCTTGGGTGCGCGTCCAACTGCCGAAGGTAGCGCCCATAGCTCTGAGTACCTATATAGTCATAGGACGTATGCTTGACGATCGCCCCGTATATATCCACCACTACGGGGAAAGTATCCCGCCCGCTGGCACTCCCGCTACGCGCCTGCACCTCCAGCTTAGCCTCATAATCCGCCTCCATTTTCTCAGAAGCCGCAAAAGCATTATCCTTAAACCCTTTTACAAGCCCAGGAATGATCGAGAGCAAATATTCTTTTTCTATTGCCAATACCATATTTTAGTTCTTTATTAGTAATCCCCCTAACCCCCGAAGGGGGGACAAGGGTTCCGTGGTTAGTCACTCATTCCCCCTTCGGGGGTCAGGGGGATAATTCCCCCTTCGGGGGCTAGGGGGATAGTCAGGGGGATAATTCCCCCTTCGGGGGTCAGGGGGACTAACATCGCAAAGATAATACACCCCTTCCGTCCCCCAAAGGACAGCTTTTTTACCCCCCCTAACTTCTGTCCACTGTCCACTAACCACTTTTCCCCCTTCGGGGGCTAGGGGGACATCGGCGGCAAGAACATCAGCACCCTGAACTTCTCCGTAATCTTCCCAAGCGTTGGGAAAATGATCGTTTGCCCCGTCAGACTAATAGTAAATAGATCCTTCCCCGTACCGTTATCCACGATGTCGTCATCTATGGTAAGGCTAAAGGGTTCCCTATGGTTACCCACCACGAGCATCTCCTGAGCCGATACCAGGGCTACCACATACTTACGCTTTTTGTGCATGGATATCAGCTTCAGCCGTACCTCCTTGCTCAGCTCATACACAGGAAAAGTAACCTTCATATCGAAGTAGTCGTTGTGGTTCTGCTCTTTGATACTGATTTTACGGACATAGCCGCTGGGGTGTGCCACATGAAGTTTCACAAGGGCAGCATTCGGATCAGGGGTCAGCGCCCTCAGATTTTGGTTAAAGGTAAAACTCGCCGCGTCAAAGAGCAGCACATGGCGTATTTCACGGATAAAATCCTCCCCTATATTACATAATTCGTAACTCATCTTTCTCTTAGTTATTAGTTGTCAGTGGTTAGTTGTCAGTTGCTAACCACTAATCACTAACCACTAACCACTAATCTCCTGCAAAAATAAAAGCCCCTCCCCAATCGGGAAAGGACTTTTTAAACCTCTAACAACTAACAACTAACCACTCGTCCCCCCTTCGGGGGTTAGGGGGATCTCATAGAACACCACCAACCCTCCTTCTTTGGCAATGGCGTGTTCTAGTCGTGCTCCTTGGCTTTCTTCCCATCCTGCAAGCATATAGATCCCCTCGCATTGGAGTAGGGCGATAATATCTTTCGCCATGTGTGCCTCCCATGGGTCAGTCTCTGACAGCCCGTTACAAAGAGGATTCGTAACCTCGTGTCCCAGGACGTGCAGCGTATCCGCCACATCCCCAAACCGCTTACGGGTATAGCTTAGCTCCGTCCCACTTATCTGTCCTGATAGGTATATTTTCATCTACTATATTTTTTAATCGTTTTGCTATGAGTTCTACTATATCCACAGTTACAGCGTTACCTATGAGCTTATAACGTTGTGTCTTAGCAATAGGTTTTATTGTGCCATTATAATCGCCATATTGTGTCCAGTTGTCAGGAAAACCTTGCAGTCGTTCACATTCGATTTCCGTGAGGCGGCGCACACCATTAAGTAAATTATTTTCTTGAAAAGCGCTACTCGATATAGTAGGGCAAATAGAAAGACCCGCACCTTTGTTTTTACCTCGTGGGCGTTGTTTAATAATAAAATCTGAATTATGTCTTGTTAGAGCGGGGCTTATTCCTTTTTCGTCAAAAATTCTATTTTGTTGGTATGGTTGTCTCCCATTTGATTCGGTAGATGGATTTATTTGTATAACGGTCATATCAGAGTGTAGGCCTCCTGAGTGTCCTCCACCTGTGAGGGTTGCTGCAACCTTGGGTATTATATAGGTGTCGTCAGGTCGCATTGCTCCACTTGCTTTGAGAGTTGTACTAATCGGGGCTTGTAATTGACTTTCCGTTTTTTCTGTAGAAGGGAAATCATTCTCTCCGATAGGAAATACCCCTGGGACACTTCGTCCTGCAAGATGTCCGATAAGGTATATCCGCTCTCTATTTTGGGGTAAAAGCCACTTTGTATTAAGCAGTTGAAATTCAAGTCTATAACCCCCAATGTGGGCAAACGCTTGGATAATCGCCCAAAAGTCTGCGCCAGCATTTGAGGAGAATGCTCCCTTAACATTTTCCCAGATAAAAACACTTGGTCTGACCTCAGCAATGAGGGCAATTGCGTGTGCGATAAGGCTACTTTTGGCTCCTTTAAGCCCCTCTCTTCTTCCAGCAAGTGAGAAATCGACGCAAGGCGAACCGAAAGTGATAATGTCAATGTCTCTAAAGTCTCTTCCGTGAAGAGTGGTAATGTCTCCGATGTATTTGGCATGGGGAAAATTGTATTTATAGTTTGCGATGGCGTGCTTGTCTATTTCTGAAAAATAATGCTCTGTGAATTGGTATCCTGCCTTCTGAAAGCCGCGCGAAAAGCCACCAATCCCACTGAAAAGGTCTATGATTTTCATTTCTTATTGCTCTTTAAAATATCTATACTATCAAGCCATTCTTCTCGCATAAAGTGCGAGAAAGGAAGGTCTTTGAATTTCACTTCATAGGCAGGAAACAACGCTCCTTCTTCTGTCTTTTCTACTCCTACCTTCACTATTTCACAAGTAAAATCAAAACAAGGGGGGAATCTTACTCTTATTATTCTATCTGTTACCACAACTCTATCTCCCAATTTAAATTTATGTTTTATTTTTTCCATTTTACAACAAAGGTTTAGCTTTCTCCAATAATTCCTTTTGTTCTTCTAGGAAATTGTAGGCTATTTCATGTGATTTAAAAGCAAGCACTCTACTAGTATTGAGCCATAACTCCAAACAAAGTTTCCCTTTCTTTACCGAGATACAAAATTTATTCTTTTCATCTTCCCAATCAGGCTGCCACCCCTCATTGTAGTAGTCTCTAAGAATAACTAATTGTCTAAGAGCTTCAAACACTTCTGGACTAATACTCTTAGGATAAAGTATATTTCTACCTGCCAAATCAAAATAAGCATATTTGTCCCTATCATACTTCAATTTTTTTTCCGCTTCATCAAAAGTCGGCGCAGGGCCTTTTTGTTCAAAACCTTCTAACTCTATTTCATAAGGCTTAGTAGAAAGGGTTCTTTTTTTATCAGCTCAATAGAGAGCTTCCCTAAAAGTTGTTCTGTTTTCATAATTGTTACTTCTTTTTGTATCTTTTCTTTGTTTTGCGAATGTTTTGCGAGTTTGCCAAACTATTATAGTAGAGGTAGGGGTTTGTTATGGTAAAACTTCTACTTTCTTCCAATATTTCCATGAGGGTTTTCCCTTCTTTTTGTTTTTCTGCAATTTCTTTTTGTACAGATTCTTTGATTTTTTCAACCATTAAAGTATCTTTGCTCATTTGTCAATATTTTTAGTGTTAATTATTTCCCCCAAACTAAGTACAAAGTACTGTTTCCCCTCTTCTGCACCCCATTCGCTCTTTCCCACGCCTTGGGTGATCCCTTTCAGTTCAATAGCAAACCATGGCGCATGGCTCCCATAGCCATTGCGAAAGATGATCCTATCATATTTCTTTTCCATAAGCCGCTTTTCCCAATAGGGCTTGATCTCTCGGTATTCCTCCTTCTTCTCCCCTGAGAGAATAAGGTCAAACCATTTCTTCTTCAGTGTAAGCTGTAAATATTTCATATCCTATAATTTTTAATCGTTTGTCACTTGTCACTCGTCACTTGTCACTTGTCACTTGTCACTCGTCACTTGTCACTCGTCACTCGTCACTAGTCACTCTTCAAGAGCCGCTCCTCTATCCTCCCCTTTTTCCTATTAAAGTCTTTCCGTAGGGTCTCATACATCAGGTCGCTTTCTTCTATATCGTACATCTCCAAGCGCTTTAGGATCGTGTCTTTGTACGGGATCTGAAACTGATGATAGTTCACCACCGCTTGTGTGTAGAGCTCCCCACGGAAGTGCTGGTCTATGTATTTGAGCACCAAGCCAACTTTCTCTTGGGTGAGGATACACCCGCGCTTCTCGTATTGCGAGGCGTTCAGCGCAATGCAATACGCGTACAGCTCCCCGCTCCGAGGATTATACTTGTATTCCGAAGCCCTACTCTTCCGCTCCAGTATGTGCATAAGGTACAGCCCTATATCGTTATCCCCTTTCACCCAAAAAGGCTCCCCGTACATCTTCCGCATGTATTTCAGCAAATACTTCGGCAACAACAATTTTATTTCCATCTTCTATATTTTTTCTAACCGCTGACAACTAACCACTAACCACTAACCACTAATCACTCGTCACTAGTCATTAATCATTAATCATTAGTCACTCTCCTCACTGCTTTCCCCTCCTCGTCGTACCCCGTCACCGAATCCTCGTAGCTGTACTTGATCCGCTCCCCATTCTTTTGTATGTAGGTGTCCAAATCGGCCAAGTCCTGAGGAAATATGTCAAATACGCTTTGGGTAAGCTGCTTTAAGCTGACAGGATTTTTAACCGAATCCACATGGCAGCCCACCAACTGCCCATCGCGGTACAAGCCCACCACATAGGTATAACTTTTCTTCAGATACGCCCATATAGGCATCAGGTTGCGCATACTGTCAAATACATAATACTTTATCATCGCTTTATCCTTTAAAATATAGTATCTTCACTCTCCTTATCTGCTGGCATCTGAGTAGGGTTAAGCCGCATCGTCTGCACCTCTATCTCGGCCAAGAGCTCCTCACGAATACGTAATTTACCAATGTCTATCACCATGGCACTCGTTGGGCTATTGATATTGGTGTTAATACGGATACTCTTCTCCTCACCCATATAGCTGCTATCCTCCCTGAGCTGTCGGCGCATCTCACTCTTGCCAGGCGCCTGCTCTCGGTACTGGACAAACCATTGGCGTTGTACAATGCTATAAGCCGTACTGAAGTTAAAGTATATACGTCCACCCTCTGCCCGTAGGTTCGTATCCACTTGCAGGCGCTCCCCTTGCGTGAGGCGCATGCACACCATAAAGCAATCCCAAAACCGCTGATATACCGAATCGCTCTCTATCTTACGCCTTTGGTTCTCTATAAGGGAATCAAAGTGCCGCTCCATATCCTCCTGCCAAAAAGGGAATATCCCCTCCCGCTCGAAGATCCCATACACGGCGTACAATACCGCAAGATTATCTATCATGCGCACAGGCACCCCCTTGATCGCCTCCCGCTCACTCAGCAGCCGCTTTTTCTCTCGGTACACTTCTAAAAAATGCTCTTGGAAGACAGCCCGCTTATGCAGCAGCCAATCCGAGATCCCCGACACCCCCCGCCTGCACATATCCTTGAGCTTGTTGTACGCGGCCTTTGCCTCATCGCTAAACTCTTGTGTCTTCATTTCTTCCCAGATAAGGCGGGTAATAAGCGCCTCTGCATCGGGGCTATCATTCCCAGTAAGCAGCGTGGAGGAGATAATCGGCACTTCATCTACCGCTACCTTACTCTCTATACTCCCACGCTTGTACCCGCGCCTATCCCACAAACCCTTGATGATCCCATCCACTTGCGGATTGCCCCGCTTGTACTCCGAAAGCTGCGAAATCCCATTGCTGAACTGGGCAAACTCTCGGATCTGTGCCTTAATCGTCGAGGCCGACCCCTCCAGCTGTATCGCCGTCTGTGGCTGCCCAACAAACGATTGTATCGCCTCGCAAATATTATCCTTACCCGTCGAAGCAGGGCCAAAGTAAAACAGAATTGGGAAAAACCCCGTACAACTCACTACGATGTCCTGAAACAGCGAACCTATACCAAAGAGGATCCCCGTAATGGCATGCCCCCTATGTACCTTATACAGCTGCTTGAGATATTGCGGCAAACTCACCTCCGTGGGAATGCTCCTAAACTTCTTCTGCGCCCCATACTTGTACATATTCTTCTCAAAGTTCTTGTTAGCCGAAGGAATGTAATAGCTGTCATTTTGGTACTTAAACAGCCCCTCCGAGTTAATCGCCTCTTCCCGCAAGCCTGGGATAACGATTTTGTTATTCCACACCCAAAAGCCCTCCGCCTGCCAGCCTAATACGTCTATCTTGCGCCCCGTACCCATACGGTCAAAGAGGTACCGCAACAGGCGCTCATGCTGCGCCGCCGACCCCGAAAACGAGAAGTTACCATACGAGGTCACCACATTCTTGAACGAGTTAAGGGTATTAATTTTCTCCGACAGCACGTCAAAGATCTTCTCCACCCCATGCACATTACAGATACGGATCAGCTTCATAGGAAACTGCTCGTCCTGCATATGCTGTATGATTTCTATCGAAAAGTTGGAAACATCATAGAACGCACTCCCCGTATTACAATAGATACGATTCGCATGCTGAAACACCCCATACTCCAATATCTCATTCTTATACACGCTCGGATCCTCCACCTCTTTCGGAAACTGGTAATCCTCCAAAGGGTCTATATCTCCCCTAAGGGAATTTAATATTTCAGTTAAGCTCTGAACTTCCTCCTTGGGCTTCTCCTTTGGCTTCTCTATGGCTACCTTAATCCCAAAGCGCGCTTTCACCTGCTCCATATAGGCATCACGGGTCACCACATCGGGGATCTTCCCAATAAGCTCCAGGGCAAGGTCACTAAGCCGCTTCTTATCCTCAGGCATAAGGATCACCTTCTTTCCCTTGGTGTCAGCCCGACCAAGGGCTTCCTCATACGCCCCTTGCAAATAGTGTAGCACCGCATCACACCTTGCCGCCTCTATCAGCGCCACAGCACCCTCCCGCTGGCCTATGCTGTCGGGATCCTCCTTACCCTCGGAGGGAAATACCACCCGCTCGACAAACAAGCCCGCTTCCAGCGCCAGCCCCATGTCTCTATAAGCAGCCGTTTCCCCCGCCTTGTCACTGTCTCGGAATATGATGAGCTTCTTACAGAGCTTCTTGATCTCCGCAAGGTGCTGCGCGCTGAGCGCTGTCCCCAGCGTGGCCACACAGTTACGCAACCCTATCTGATGCATCCGCATCACATCCGTATATCCCTCTACCAAATACACCTCCCCGCACTGAGCCATGCTATTACGAGCCAAGTGGAAGCCGTACAGCAGCTCCGACTTGTGGAACACCTCACTCTCTGGGCTGTTCAAATACTTAGGTGCGCCCTCTTTCGCTTCCGAGGGCATCACACGCCCGCCAAATCCCACACAATGCCCATGCTTGTCCGATATAGGGAAGATGATACGCCCCTTAAAGAAATCGTAATACCCCCCGTTCTGATACGCTTTAAGCACCCCAAGAGCTACACCCTCACTCACCTGCCCACGTTCCTTCAAGACTTCATACATCCCCGCCAAGGCGTACCCAATCTCAAAATCCGACAAAATCTCCTGCGAGAACCCCCGCTCCTGCATATACTTTTGAGCAGGTAATAACCCATGGGACAATTTTGGCAAATTTTCTTTTGACCCCTCAGCACCCCCCTCAGAAGCCCGCCCGCGGAGGCTCTCCGCCCCGCGGGGGCTCCCCGCAAAATTTTCTTTATATATTTCTTTGACAAAGGTAATAATCTCCCCAAGGCTTTTTTTCTCTTGCCGTTTGGCCTTTTGTGCTTCTGTCTCCTTTTCGTACTCAATGGGGATATTCAGCACCTCACAAGCCAGCTTCACCGCTTCTGGAAAATCAAGATTCTTATATGCCTGTATAAAATCTATAACAGACTTTCCTGCACGACCGCTGGCAAAATCTTTCCATATCATCTTCACGTTGGACACCACAAAGCTCGGCGTGCGCTCATTTACAAATGGAGACAGCCCCTTAGCGGTGCCATTGGATAGGATCTTATAGGAAGGATCGAGATATACACGGCCTATGGCTTCACACAAGTCACATTCGTATATCTTATCTATGATTTCGTTCTTTATATAAGGCATTGCTTTTTAATTAGAGAATAGGGGTATTAGTTTTAATTAGTCATTAGTCACTTGTCACTTGTCACTATCTAAGGATTAATTCAATTTTTCTTTTACAAAACTACTAACCGTTAAGCGATGAACGCCCAGTATACGCCCTATGGCTGAGTAGGAAACCTTTTTATCAATGAGTTCCTTAATACGTTTTTCCTGCCCAGTGAGTTTCGTTTTAGCCGATTTACTCCCTTTGGGGCGTCCCAGGATAACCCCTTCCGCCTTTTTGCGTGCCAGGGCTTCCCTGGTTCGTTGGCTGATAAGTTGGCGTTCTATTTGTGCGGAAAGTCCATAGGCAAAAGCGATTACTGCACTACTTATATCATCATCCAATCGATAGTTATCTTTGATTGTCCATATATTTACCTTCTTCTTCATGCATTCGTTTAGTATAGCCATAATCATCATTAGGCTTCTTCCTAATCGTGACAGTTCTGAGCAAAGAATATAATCTCCCGACTTTACTTTCTCTAAGAGCTTTCCTAACTCCCTTTTTTCAGGATCTTTTGTACCTGATATTCCTTCGTCTAATATCCACCCATCTATTTTCATATTGTTCCTCTTACAAAAGTTCTTTATCTCAAAGCGTTGGTTCTCCACCGTTTGCCTATCTGTACTCACACGTATATATCCGTAAACCATAGGGTAATGATTAATAATTAACAATTAATAAAGTTTGTCACTAGTCACTCGTCATTGGTCACTCGTCATTGGTCATTGGTCACTTGTCATTAGTCACTGCTTCCGAGGTCAGGGCAAAGATCTCCTGTACTTTCTTGAGGGTCTCCTCGCCAAATTCCCTCGCTACCAGCTCGGCCAATGACTGCTCCCTTAACGCTTCGGAGTACTTATCCTCCAGACACTCGAAGAAGTAGCTCATATTAGGAATAGGCAAGCCTGTAAGCAGGGTAAGGGCATCGTCCTTACGCATAGGAATACCTGTGGTGTATTGCAGCGCTCGCACTATGGCAATCAGCCGCGTATGTAATTTTTCTCTTTTCATTTTAGTCTTTAATTTTGATTAGTCATTTGTCATTAACCATTAATCATTAGTCATTAATCATTAGTCACTATCTAAGGAAACATCCTCTCTTCCATTTCCTTACGGATCAGCTCCATATCAGCAGGGTAGGAGATACAGATCACCCCCTGCTTTCCTAAAAAATCCATCCGCCAATCCGCCACGGGGATAATCTCCCGCAGCTGGCCTACCTTCTTAAAATCCGCAAAGGCAACAATATACTGCACCTCCCCCTCGTATATACGGAGGATCACCCCTTGCACGCCAAAAAGCGCCTCTATTTCCTGCTTAACAATGGTATATGCTTTCATCATTTTTCTATAAATTGTAATTCTGTTAGAAGCTCCTGTACTGCCTCTGTAAATAGATCTTTGGAAACTTCTATAAAACAGATATCCTTATCATCATAATTTACGACAAAGTCAGCGTAAAAACTCAGGGAAGCATCATTTATCTGTTCCACTACATTTGCCTTAATATTATTACCTTCTCTAAGTATGATATACCACCTGCGATACCTTTCCACATTTTCACTGAGATATTCCACAGAGGCGTAAAATTTTCCTTGTTCTAAATCTTTTGCTTTCATTTTTTTATTATTTTATGATGATACTTATAATAGCAATCAGTAGCACCTCTTTATTAAAGAGTACCTCCAGCTTCTCCACGATCTCTACATCGTCCCACACTTTCGGTTTTCGTTTTTTCCGAGTGCGGCGTTTGGGAGTCATCTCTTGCTACAAGAGCTTTACGAATCGTTCCTTTTCCTCCTGGCTAAGCTCCCTGAACACGATCAGTACAGTCTCCGCTGTCATTTTCTTCCTCTTTTTCGTAGATATCCTCCTCTGAAAGCCCATAGGCCTTATACACTTCCACAAAAGGAGCCAATAACAACAATTTCGAATGGCGCTTGGCTCGGATGATAATAGCATACTGAGTAGTATCTTTCACCGCTTTGGCGATGTCTAATGAAAAATCATTATCTGTAAGAATTTTTTCAACAAGTTTCTTTGATGGCTTCATTTTTTTTCTTATATTTGGTGTTGTCAAATCGTTGTCAATTTGACGACAAAGATATTGCATTTTGTGGAATAAAACAAATTTTTCTTTCAT